CCAACCAAAAGGAAAAGAAAACGCCAACACAATTGGACGTCTTAGAATATAACAACGAGAGAAACCCAACCAAAAATTTATTTTATTTAACCAATCGCAATCATTTCAGTAGATTCACTTTTAAAATTTAACAAAGGTGCAAGTTTGTCTTCTAATTTTCTGGTGACAATATTGGAGTTTTCTATAAGTTTACAATATTCATTATAGCATTTCTCTAAATAATCTTTTGCCTGAACGGGTCTATGTTCTCGTGCAAGGGATAAGTTTTTGAATATATCCACACCTAGTAAATAATATGATTGTTGGGATGTAAGTTCATTTTCCATTCCCTTTTGAATTGCTAAGTAGAGTTCTACGGAACCAATGATAGAACAAGTCAGCGCTAGTAAACATGTTGCGATACTAATCGTTCCTTGTTTCAAGTAAGGTTGTAATCCAACACTTACAATTGAGTTGATACCTGATAAAATAATAACTGGTAAACGAAAATATTGGAGAGTATTTTTGAGTTGGAAGTATTGTTTTTTATGTTCTTTTGAGAGTAAGACACAGTTTAGACGTATACTTTCCAAAACACTTTCAATATCTGAAGTCCACCCGTTGTCCATAATAAAACCACGGATTTTATTTTATATTTAAAGGAACCAAGTTATGGTTTGTTTATATTAGAGTTTCAACAAAAATCTAAAATAAAGAAATGATACTATGATTATAATATATAATATCATTTAATTGAATGTATTTTGGAACATGTAATGTTTATGATTTTTCAAAAGATGAATATAAAAAACTTACATGTATGATGTGTTTGATGGAAGAAGAACAAACAAATGACCCAAAAATAAACGCAATAGTTACTTTACATAAAAATTCAATTCAAAATTACTCTAAGCAATGTTCTTGTAAGATAGTGACACATCTGGAGTGTTTAGATATTTGGCTAAACAAGTGTAAAAAGTGTCCCATATGTAAAAGAAAAATGTATAAAGATTGCGAGGTAGAATATTACTATCAAAGCAAGTTATTGTTGATATTTTTTTTACACAAAAATGTTGCGTTGTTTTTTTTTCTTTTTGTGTTGGGACTTAAATATATATTTTTGTATTTAATATTGGATTTATCAAATGGAATTTATGGTGGGTTTTATGATTATACAAACGCAAACTATAGAAACTTACACTAGATTAGGTTAGGGGAACCTAGGTTCCCCTATGACCCCTCCTGATAACCCAGCATTATCCACCGGGAACCCAGGAAGATTATAACAGTTTTTCATAAAGAAATCTTATGATGGGAAAAGGTAAGGAATTAGAATTCCCCGAAGGGCGGGGAGGGGGCAAGGGGTCGGAGGTCGCTTTGCGACCTCAACCTTATTGCGCGAAGCGCAATGGGGGCAGCAACGCAGTCCGGGGGTTCCCCCTAGTATACATTTGAATAAAGAAACTCTGCTCAAAAATATAGTATTAACTCTAACATATCTTGAATTTTAATAATTAATAAAAACGGTTTATTATTTCATTTATCAGGAGGGGTCATAGGGGAACCTAGGTTCCCCTAATTAGATTCTACTCCAAGTATCATAGTTAAATGGCGACACTATAATGTCACCTAGTTTCGTCTTCCAGTAATCCACCCGTTTTTCCATAGCAATATCTTGCGCTGTTTTTGGATAATGCGTCATGTTTTGCATCATCTCCTCTTCTTCCGTTGTAATCTTTGGTTTATAACCATAACAGTTTACTCCGAATTTCACTGCGGGATTGGCAATATAACCACCATTAATTCCAGGTCTTCCACAGTCATGTTCATGACCCTTTATATTTTGGAGATTATCATATGTGTTCTTTTGTGTTGGATAAAGGGCCATTTGTCCTTCCGACCAACCATAATTACACCACTCACCACCGTGTTCATATGAGTCTTCTATTTCTTCGTAATTCGCTAATCGCGCCCCATACGCAGTGCATAAACTTTTGGCATCTTCATAACCATAATAGTTCCCTGGGATGTTGAAAACTTGTTTTCGAAAGGGGATCTCTGGAACGGTGGAAACAGGAGCAATCGCAGTTTGGTCAACGACGATGTCTATAGTAGGTTCTCCTCCATTGAATATATTTTTTAACGAAGCAATAACGTCCAAACCCATAAAATATTGAAGACCATTCAAAAGTAAAAGAACAACAACTACCCCGATCATAATTGCGAATATAACATTTGAATTTGTTTTATTGGAAGACGCCGAAATGTCTTCTATAATATTGGTAGAACTCCCACTATTGCTCCCGCTCCCTAAAGATAAGAAAAAAATGATATAACCTACGACCACGATAGTAAGAATAATAAAAACACTTGGATTCATTAAAATGCCGTTGATAAAATCATACATATTTTCAGGTTGAGGCGTTGAACTTGTATTTACTTCCATACTATATATATTAGCGAAAGTGTTTTTTTGATTATTATAGTAGGTCAGAATTATCCACCGGGAACCCAGGAAAATTATAACAGTTTTTCATCAAAAAATCTTATGATTGGGAAAAGGTAAGGAATTAGAATTCCCCGAAGGGCGGGGAGGTTGCCAGGGGTAGTGTAACCAGCCCCGGTTCCCCCTATAGTAGGTTCTCTTTCTTCCTATAAAAGAGACAGTACGCTCTTGAAGAAACTAAATGTTGTAAAACGGATACTTCTTCAACCGATGTATCATTAAAGTGATACCATTTTCCATTCGCATTTTTTACATACGCGGTATAATGCCCCCCTTGGGTTACACCCCCATGATTACAAATTCCATATAGTTCATATACATAACTTTCCTTTTTGTAACCAATCACATATTTTGATAAATCCAAGTCATCCAGCGGAAAATCAATAAAGATTTGATTTTTACGATTTCTATAATCAAACCGTTTGAAACTTAAAACCATGATTTGAGGGAGACTCCAAAACAGTATATGTTTTTTAACATTTTGTTTTAGATTTGTTTTTTCATTAAACCAGGCGTTTTCATTTTCAAGAACTTCACCTTCAACATAGAAATCAAAACAATCTATCAAACTTGGTGACTTGTTATCAGGTGGAATCGGTAAATCAATCATAAAAAAAGGTTCTGGCGTTGAACTCAACACTTCATCAGACTCTAAATCAATAATTTGAGAGACATGAATAGCGTAAAACATTGTCCATATTTCAGAATACTCCTTGATATACATTCGTTTTACCATTTCAAAACATTGAACCGCCAACTCATCGGTTTCATTTTCACACTTTCCAGATATAGTCATATTCACTTCTCTCTGTAAAGAAACATGAAAACAGTCAATTACAAAAACCAAAAACTCGGGTAAATCATTTTGGGCGAAACCAGTAAAAAGTTCTTTATTTTTCAGCGACGCTAATTTTTGTATTGTTTTTATGAATTTTCCAGGCGAAACGATACAGTTTTCATTCCATAATATTTTACGAAGATTATCCCATTCAAGAATGAGAACAGAATCATATTTCGGTTTCAACATATTTTTGTAAAACCCGTTGTTTTTATCCAAAAAATTATTTAATTCATAAGTATGCGATAAAATTTGCATGCAAGAATTAATAAAACAAGTATTTCCCAAGTTGGCAAGTCCTGATAATCCCTTGTCTCTATAAATATAATTATCCATTTGACTTGTGGTGGTCATTGTGACTTTATATTACTTCGCGGTTTACATTTAAACATTTTTTATAATAATAAATAAGAACAATGTCAGACACGCGATATTTAGGAAATGATGATCGACTACTATTGGATCATTATATAAATATGTATAATGAAACCAATCGTAATATAGATTTACTATATAGAGAACAAGAACACACTCGCGAATTAATAACTGCTCTTGTGGAGAATGCACAAGAGCGTTGGTATATGGAACGATTTTCAACTATAAATACGTTGAATGAACGTTTCAATCAAGGAAGAAGTCGAGTTGGTTTGTCAAACACAAATACAAACCGAAATATTACAACAAGAACTCGCCGACCCTTTATACAACCCATTATAGAAATTGAAAATATTTTACCAAGAGAATTAAGAAGATACTTGGGAGAGTTTAATATTCCGATGAATATTTGGCCAAGAAATTTTGAAGACAATGTTCCTGTTGTTGCGTCAACCCGACAAATTCGCAACGCAACAAGAAATATGGTTTATTCACAAATCAATAATCCATTGAATACGAGTTGTCCGATTACATTGGAACCGTTTGATGTAAATACAGAAGTAACTGAATTAGTTGGTTGTCATCATGTATTCAGTCGTGATGGATTAACAAACTGGTTGAGAACAAATGTAAGATGTCCAGTTTGTCGTAGGGACATAAGAACATCATTGACCGAACCGGAACCGACTCAAAATATTGAAGATGAGGAAAATGAAAATGAAAATGAAAATGAAAATGAAAACATAGAAGAGATAGAACAACATAACACAACGGAACGAGAGATTCCAGAGCAGTCAACAACAAATTTAGATTTGACCAATTTAACAGAAACGTTATTGAGGTCATTGTTAATTAGTGACACGACACTTGGGAGAAACATCAATAACGCAACAACCGCCGCAAATATATACATGTCTCCATCGCCTCTTTATGACGCTTCAAATAACACTTTTATTTATACGGGTTACTATAGGAATGATTTACCAAGACGATAAAAAAAATATATAAAGACATGACAATATTTATAACATATTAAACAAATGGTAGACGAAAATGAAACATGGAAGACAGTTGGAGATAAAGATTCGGATGTAGACTCAGATATGTATGATCCATACGACCTAGAGAACTATGCGATTGCTCTTGATAAAATATATAGTTTTTTTGTATATTATTATAATGGGGTTGTAAGTCTTGTTCGAAAGAATTCATAAAATTATATGAATCTAATTGTCATGCATAATTGTTAGACAATTAGATTATCTTTTTTTTAGGTTGAAAGAATGATGTCATTGGTCGATTACCTTCTTTGGAGTTATTGGTTTCTCTCAAAAACTCATCAAATAACAACGCTTTTACTTCTTTATTCTTTAATTTCTCAAGTTTGTCTTCGTATTTGGAGGGGTCGACGGTTTGATACAGTGTTTCAACTTCTTTTTTGAATTTTATAATTTTACTTTTTTTATTTTGCATCGCCCACATTTTTTCTAAAACTAAAGCAAACAATTGTGTAACTGGTTTCATAATTTGATTTGTGATATAGTGCGAGTAATCAATCTTAAGTCCTTGTTCCTTCACAAAAGACGGTGTTTCTATTTTTTCACCTTGTAGCGCCTTTTTATTTGCATTATGAATAAAGACGTAAGGAATACGGTCGCCTGAACTGGGTTTATTCCCTGGGTCTCGTTCCGTCATTCTATCTGCTAACACCTTATGCGAAATCTGTTGTGGGTTTTTATAACCAGAACGCAATGACTTGGAAATAATGAGTTTGTCCATTGGGTAATTTTCATCCACCATATTTCTCAAACATGTTCTCAAAAATGTGGCTGCTTTTTCGACATCTTGTTCTTTCATCAAAATATCAATAATACCACCATAAATATCTTTTACAATGGGTGCATTATCACGTCGTTTCAATACAATTCCCATTTCTTTTCGCTTACCTTTATTCGGGTCAGTTTCATATAACATACCGACATATCTCTTTTTAGATAAAAGACAAAAGGGCATGAATGTTTTTTCATATTCCAAGTCATGTGGCCCTTTTAAAAATGCGGATGCTAAATGTCCGGCTTCTTGTGCCAACTCTATCGTAATTTCAAGCGCCTTTTTCCCGCGAATGGGTTCTCCTTGAGGGGTTTGTAAATTAAATGTGAAAAACACACTATCTGTATTATGGACAATCATGTTGCCAATTCCCGCCGCAAAATGATGATTCGCCGTTGTCAAATCATATACATAACCCTCGTAAGGTATTTCTTCCATATATTTGACAATATCTTTTGAGTCAACATCTTCAATATATTCATCATTTGACATGAGAACAAGTTTATGTTGGTCTACAAAGAAGGGATAATATCCATAATTTATACCAAAACAACATTGTGATGCAATTTTACATTGATTCCCATCTTGTATATCAAGTTCGACCAGTTTGGGATATTTTTTCCCAGTATAATGTTCTGGTTCTTTGTAAAATTCAACACCTTTATGTAAAAGTCGTGTTCCCACATCCACCTCATTCGGTGATATCGTTTCGCCCGTAGGAAGAAGAAGAGAATGGTCGTCGGTGACATCTACCATTCCGGTATTTGTCAAAATACGCATCATTTTTTTATGTGGAGCAAGTTGGTGACGAATCACGCAATATAACGGTGTCCATCCTTGTTCCGACCAAGATTCCAAGTCTTGAAACTCACAAACTTCTTTTTCTTGTTTTCCAACTTCTTTACATTTTTTCCAAACACCATTTCCATATTTATTTACCAACTCATCAATGGGAAGAATGTCTATTTTTTCATCTTGTTTTTTATAACGGATATAAATGGGTGTATAACTCGCCACGCTATCTCCATAAATATATTCGGCCTTTGTCAAAACAGGGCCATAACTTGAAGTTTCACACAACGCATCCCCGTAACATTCTTCCACCACTTTTTTAGCGTATGTTAATAAAAGACGACCTGTTGCGGTCGTGCTTGCGGCGCAATCCTTTTCATAAAAGGAACTTGTTCTGGCGCCACACTGACCATATAAAGAATTCGCAGTAACTTTGTAACCAAGTTGCCGTTTATCCAAAACATTTTTCATGAACTCGTCTTCTTGTAACGGAATCATTTTTCGCGTCGTTTTACGCGCCATCAATAACTCTTCCAAAATGGAAGGCATAATAGCGCGTGTTCCATTCGGAAACTGGGCGAAACGGCATATTTTATAACCACTTTTCACTTTTTCAGCAGCAGCCGTTGGACTTTTTCGAACATATTTGAATGTGTCGTAAGTAATATCAACATACTCATAGTCTGGTAAATTATCATAGACAAATTCTCCCGTATCTTTGTCCATTTCTCCAGTTTCTCGAATCAACACACCTGCCAAGTTGTATTCTTTCGTCCAAACCTTACTATCATGCGAAATATTTTCACTCATCATGGACGATGGATAAAGTGACGCATAATCTACACACGCCACAGGATTATCCAAATAGAGGTCGCATTTTGGGTCAAGCACAATTGCCCCCTCATATCCATCATCATAATCCAACTTGTTCAATACAGGCATCAGTGTTCGTTTTTCTCTACACTTTTTGGCGACATAACTTGTGAGTTTAATTCCTTGACCGCGTAGAATCAAGAAATTAATGGGAACAGAACAAATTTTGGCCATCTCGACGAAACCTGTAATGACATCTACCTTATTTAATAAATAGTGAACCAAGTTACAATCTTGAATACAATATTTTGCAATAATTGCTCGATCGTTTGCTGACCCATTCGTCATACGAAATATATCTTTTGGAGTGACATCATCCTTTGCCAAACACCAACGCACCTTTTTATTCATATCAGGTTGAATTTCTCCTTGAACGATAAAAGTTCCTGAAGTTTTATCCACACTGACAACGGGGTATTTGGCACCGTTATCATAATACTCCGTAGTATGTCCGATTTCTTCAATATGAATATAACTTCCAGCAAACAGACCTGTTAAGTTTCCGCTTTTAATTATGGACGTATCGTTTTCAATGAAAAGACTTTTTACATAGTCTCCTATAAAATGACCTGCCACAAAGTCAAGTTTATACGATGTCAGGTTTTCTTCTCTACGGAAGTAGTTGTATAAGTCAATTTGAATACGCCCATTCATTTTTATATATTTCAAATCATGTTGTCCGCTTGCAATAGAAATCGATGTTTCTTCGATTTTGAGTTTTTTGGTGACTTCGTTTAAAGTTCCACAAACTTCGTTCTTGTTTTTGGATAGTTTGAGAAATTCTTCCACACATTTTGTTTCTTCCGCGCGGCGAAACATGAACTCATAATCAAAACCAAATATGTTATACCCGATAATAATATCAGGATTTTCAAGTTGTATTATTTTTTTCCACGCAAGAAGAACTTCTCTTTCGGTTTTGTAGGTTTCAATTACGCTGTTTTCCACGGTAGACAACTCCGAACAAGTGTTTAAAACCACGCAATGATTTAAGTAGGGTTCTTTATCACCGTACTTCATGAAGGTAGAACCAATAAATGTTACACGGTCACCTTCCAAAGGTGGAAATCCATTTCGTTTTGAAAAAGAACGATTAAGTTCGGTTAACTTTGTTTCGCGGGGAAGTGACTTATCCAATAATACATGGGTAATGGCGTCGTTGCACGCCTTCTGCGCTTTTTTGTTTTTATTCAACTTATAACTCATTTTGGCGCCACTAGACTCATCGCAACCTTCGTCGCCGCCATCTTCACCTCCGCCGACTTCACCAATACTATCGTTTCCCATGTTTTCAAACATTTCTTCAATTGTCATTTGATTATCGACGTCGTCTTCAGCGTTATCGTCGTCTCGCTTTTCCAAAGAATGGGTTCGGTTCAACCAGTTATCAATCACCGCATAACATTCTTCTTGGTTTGAAAAGGGATCCTTAGGATAAACCAAGTCAACATAGTTGCGATAGTCTTTCATGGTTTCGTCATAATAACCAAACGCGGTCAACACCATTGATGTCAACATTTCTTTCAGTGCGTCGAGTGAAATATCCGCACCTTTTTTATCCAAGTAGTCGACAATATTGGTGGCGAGTTTTTTATAGGACTTGATAGGGACTGGAAAATCTCCATGACTACTGCTCGCCTCAATATCAAAACTACAAATTTTGTAGGGAACCATTTTTTCACAATCGTTTAGCGGAATAATGTTTTTATAATGCGTTCTACATTCATAATCACAATTTGTTTTCTTTTGTTTTTCATCATATTCAATGTATTTTTTGGCAGGGAGTTTTACCCAACCCGATGGACTCATGTCTTGGATATGAAAAAGTCGCAATAAAGGTGGAATATTCGACTCATACAAGTAAGTGCTTGTTCCATTAAATTTGAACCCATAAGTAAGTAGTTTACGATTGTTCGGATCAGATTTTTGGTCATACCATAAGTTTTTAGCGCGATTGAACGCCTGAATGTTATTAAATTTGAATACAATAAACTTGTGTTCTTTTCCACCGTCAAACCCATATAACTTTTTACGTTTTATGATTTTACATTCGCAAATCGAATTTTCATGGTATTTTCCGATGAGTTTTTTTATGTGTTGAAGAAACTTGGTTTGGGTTGTCAAGTTCCAACTTTCTTCCACTTTCACATAAAAGAAGGGTTTAAATTCTTCCGCAATAACCGAATATGTTTTACCCAACTCGTCAATACCAAACATTTGTATCATGAACTGATTTGAGTTTTGACGCGAGTCCGCGCTACTATTATCGTCATCACCTGCTTCATAGTCATTTTGACTTGCCTGTTGATGATATACATTGAAATCATAGAGTTTGAAAATTCGTTCCATAGTTTGATGTTTCGTGGTTACTTAGAATGTATACACGAAAACGTTCTAATTCAATTTTTCTTGATATATTTTGGCATTTATCTTGTACGTTTTTTCTGTTTTGAATTTTTGCGCACAGTTTTTCTTCGTTTATTTCCTTTGTGTCTTTTAGTTTTTCGTGTTGCACCGCCTTTTTGTGTTTTTGTCGACAACAAATGATTAATCCATGTTTCCAAAAGTTTTTCATTTCTTCCCTCAGGATTATCATATTCCGTTGTTACACCTGAACTATTTATAAAAACTATATGTGGAAACCCCCTTATATTTTTTGTGTCAAGACCATTCAACTTAGATGATTGTTCTTGATTTATTTCAGCAATTAAACCTTTTGTGTGTTTATGATTTTTCGCAACTTTGCTCGCAAGTTTATCCCAATATTCTTTGGTATGGTTACAAGGACCGCAACCAGATAAATATAAAAAAAGAACAATAGGATGTTTTTTATGACGATGTTCATTGAACTTATCAATCACTTCGTTTGTTTCACTCGCAGATTTATCTTCCTTTCTATCCGCACTTACTGTAGTAATACATTCCATTTGTATAACCAAAGAATATTTTATTTATCTTCAAGTAATATAATATATTCAACATGAAAATTCATCAACATTATATATTTATTTTTGTAATTGTAGTAGCCTTAATGGGATTGTATTTTTACGCATTTTATGGAACTCCCAAGTTGATGGAAGGATTAACCAATCCATCTCGTTGTCCCAATTTATTATTACAGAAGGGAACGCGTTTTTATCTTTATAACTCCAACTTGGCAAAGGTTCCGGGTGTAAATCCAGTTGAATTTGAAAATTTAGAAGATTATGTTGAGTTTTTAGACTGGCAAAGAAGTCAAGGAATTCGTTGCCCTGTTCTTTATTTACAACATTCTTATGATAGTCAGGGTGAATCCACATATAAAGTAAGACCGAGTGTAACAGAACCACAAGGAGGGTTACCGCCTTCTTACCCGAATCCAACATTACTTGTAGATGCGGCGCGTAATGATCCTCCTTATAATCAAGGAACTGCTCCTGGGTATGATTCAACATCATATTATGTAGGAACGACTACTCCATTGGATGCAATGGATCAACAACAAGAAAATTTACTGTTTAGTCCAAATGCGATGGACCCTAACTGGGGCGGTGATAAATATACACAGTCTCTCGTAGATAGTGGATATTACGCTGGAAACGAAGTAAGTATTGCTGTATAAAATGATGCGTTATCTTTTGAAAGGTTAGTTTTATTCCATTGAAAAAATAAAATAAAATAAAAAATAAAATAAAAAAGTAATATATAATGGCATTTTCGATATCAAACTTATGCACGCCCGCGATGATTTACTTTTGGATATCGGTTATTTCTCTCGTGGTGTTGGCATTGATGAAATTTCAACCTCTTTCTATTGTTTTAAAATTCCTTTTCATCATGTTATGGACTTATTTACTAAACTTTTTATGTTCTAAGGGGTACTCGGTAGTTTCATGGGTGTTGGTTCTATTACCGATTATTACGTTTGTTTCTATCATTCTCCTTAGTTTAGACGCAACGACAATCCTTGTAAAACAACAACAACAACAACAGACGCAACAAACACAACAACAACAAAGACCCCAATATTAAATAAGTAACTTGACTTTTTATCATCATAAATTCTAATAATAACATTTATTTCAACATAAATGTCATTATTTATTTTTTCTAGTTTTTCTAGTTTTTTTTGTTTTT